TGGTTAACAAGTTCTTGTCCCCGCGTGCGTGCGAGAGCCTGAGGAGCATCGCGGATACCAGACAAAGTCCCTAATATTGATCGTGCCACAGTAGACTGAACCATTTAACGCTCCAAACACTCGTCGTCTTAGCTAGACGCTTTCTTAAATTCAACATCGACTTTACTATAGTCAACCATGTCTTTCCCACTACTATGCTTAACAACCGCCCAAGGCACTTCATCTGCCATGACGCCCTGGTAGCGCTGTGAGCTTCCAATATAGCTGAACTCGTATATATTAATACCGTTACGTGATTTACCTATCTTATTTATGCTGTGCTTAACGCTGCGATCACTAAGCGCTAGGAACATTAAAGCGCTTGCGCCTAGCTGCCCTATCGTGCTGTAAGTTTGCGCTTTAGAAGCTGCTTTAGCTTGCGTAAAAGAATTTTGACGGGACATAGCGTCGCCAGCGGCTGAACCAAGCTGGCTTTGTGAAGAACGGTTGACGCCTTGTCCTATGTTAATAAGGTCTGATAACAACCCAGTGTTAGCTTCTCGCTGGGCAATACGAGCGTCGTTTACTGACTGTACGCCGCCTAGAGTATTAGCTCGCTGCAGCATTCGCTGCTGCTCTTGCATCTGGGCAGGAGTTAAAGCAGCTCCATAACGAGATGCCGTACGATTAGCTATACCGCCAGCTAGGCCTTGGGCCGTAGTTACGTCTTGTCTGGCTTGATCTATGAGGCTGGTATCAGTCTGAGATTTATTTAAAAGATTTTCTTCGAACCCTCTATAGTTTTGTAGGTAGTCCATATACTCTTGGCGAGTAATATTAGCAAATGCTTGGTCAGGGTTATCAACCCGAGGCAAAGCATTAGGAGCTGTGTTACTAGCTAAACCGCGCTCTAGTAAAGACTCTGTGTCCATATAAGCTAAAGAAGACATATTAATTACCCACCTCTCGCACGTGATGCTCTCAGTCTTTCTGGTATGTTTGAAGCTAGACGAGTAGGCATTGGATTGCCAGAGGAGTCAAACATGCCTGCGTTCATGTTAGGAGTGAAGAACGTCCCGCCGCCTTGTATGTTTTTCGTACCTTCGCCTAAAAAATCGCTAGCTATATTTGCAGCAGCATTTATTTTCGCTTGTGCTACATCTTGATTAGCTCTAGCGCGAGTCAACGCCTCAGAAGTAGCTAAGCGTGATGCTTGAGCCATACCAGTTTGTGCATCTGCGGCTTGCCCACGGGCTGTGCCAAGGACATTAGTTTGCATTTGATTTTGTATGCCTTTAGCAGCTACGTTAGCAACGCCCAGCTGCCCTTGGTAGGCCTGAGCTAAGTCTCCAGCTAGAGTAGGTGATTGCGTCTGCTGATAAGAAGGCTGCGCTGTAAGCGCCTGCATGGCATCCGCACCAGCTCGACCTCGTAGGCCAGACTGCACGTCAGCTGTAAGGGATTGGTCTCGCATCTGCTGCAGCAGTGGGTCGTACTTCTGTTTGAAATACTGATACTCCGCCATAGCGGTTGAAGCAGATGCCTGTTCTGCTGCTGAGGCTTGGTAGTCCTGTGATTTTGGCCTTGCGCCCATTACAAATACCTCTTAAATACAACCGTATCAACTTCCCATCCTGTGTTCTCTAGATAAGAAACTACTTCAGGCACCGCTGATCTTACTTCAATCTTCGAAAAGCCTGCCTCCCTAGCCACTTCCTCAAAGAAAGATAAATGCTTTACAGCTAGGTTAGAGCCTCGTTGTTTTGCCCAAGCTAACCAGATTAGAAATGTTCTCTCCCCGTTAAAGACATCTGTCTCGCCTGTGGATACTACAAAACCTTCATCTGTCATCCATAGTATAGCTTGCTGTGCCTTACAAGCGCCGTACACATGATTTGGTGTAAATGTAAGCGCTGGATCAGACTTGAGTATATCTTTTATGCCTTCTTCTACCCACTCCCATTCGGCTTCTATATCGCCAAATACGGGGTTAAGCGTCAGATCTGTATCTGTGGCGACGTCGCTTTGTCGGGGTGTAGAGTCCACCATAATTAACTTTCCTAGCTATTCCTGAGTCCGCATGTCTAGCTCTGCGTTCTGCGTTCTGAATTCCTTCAGCAAATAAGCTGCCGTAAACTTGAGCGCCTGTGTAATCAGTCCAGTCTTTGCTAGGTAGACGCAAAAGCCTAAACAACGCTCCGTTAACTATTGTGTCGCGGTAGTCATTAATCAGGTCATTATCTACAGCAGTAGATGTATGCGTAGGCTTAAGCTGAGCGCGAACAATAGTAGAAGACGCTTGCGTTACGTCAGGGGTAGGCACTAGCCAAAAAGATGCCTGTGTCTGCTTTACGTAGTACTGGGGGGTGCCTGCGCTATCAGCATCTCGCCATTTAGGAATGCGCTGCTCTAAAAGGTTAGTGCTGATAGGCTCTAAGTCTTTCCCCCCATGTACTACCCACATAATCTTATGGACAACTGTGCCCGCTGGAGGCTCCAAGTCGTACTCATAGATATTAGCTACAGTGGTTATCGGGTCTAACTCAGCTTGATACACGCCGGACTTTTCGCAAAACTCAATTACAGCAGCACGAATAGTGTTCTCTATGAGCGTGTCAGGGCATCCTGGAACCATAGGAAGTATTTCTGGTAGCAACGTCTCGTACGCTATTGCCATGTTGGATTACCCCATTGGCGTTACAGTTGCTGGGCGAGCTACATCTAGGTTTGGAGATGTCATAGCATCAATCTGACCTTTACCCGCAACTGAAACATTAAATAATTGGAAATGGCTAGATGCCCGCTGCGCGTTGCCTGCGTACTCTGCGTCTTTCATGTAAGCCATGTAAAGCACATAGTTCATAACAGCGTTCGCAAATATGTCAGGGATGCTAAGGTTATCACCCTGCGCAACTGTTGCTGGGTTAGCGGAGTAAACAACTTCTAAAAAAGCGTCCGCTGCAGCGGCAACTCCTGGGTATACATAGAAGTTACGAGGGTTTGCCTCGTCGTATACATAGTGTTTGATAATACTGCCGTGAGCAGCATCACCAGTAACAACAGGATCATGCCAGCTGGGGGTTTGTGCATCTATAATTTCTCGGGATACTAGCCGAACAGCTCTTCCGCCTGAACCGTCAACGGCTGCAGACATATTGCGCATTACCCGCAGAAGTCTGTTGCCGTCACTAGGTATGCTTTGCTTAGTGCCTTCGACTAAAGTGACAGTCGTATTGATAGCGGAAGCATCTGGCTTTAATAAGGCTATCTCTCTCTGGGCGTCATTAACCCAAAGTATCAGCTCGTTTACTACAGGCCAGCGAACACCTGTAGTATCTTGTAGAGTTGCTTGAACGCGGTCGATGACGCTTTGTACTGTGACTGTCATAACCTACCTTACTAAGAGTTAAGTGCTACTTCCCATGCTCGCTCACGTTCGTCAGAGCGAACTGTTCGTCCGATAGCCCTATTCACAACTGCGGCTTTTGGAGTACCGTCGGACTTAAAATCTTCTGGGTTACCAAGCTCAATTAAACGTTCGAGCGCAGCAACTAATTTAATGTCGATGATACTATCATCAACTTCTTCTTCTATGACTGCTATTTCTATGGGAGTTGGTTCTACGACGCCTATAATATCATTTATCTGCTTCGCACCCATTTGCATCGCTATAGAGCCGATGGTGTTAGATACATCTCTAGGCTCGTTAGCCTTAAGTAGAACAACCGCACCCGAAAGAGTGGCTATTCGCAAGTCTTTTCCAGACACTATTCTCATA